AACTAACATTGATTCTTGCAAAAACGTTGATATACCATGCGCAATTAACCCATCACGTTCCATTTCACCAATTCGTAATCCACCATCATTTGCTCTTCCTTGAACTGGTTGTCGCGTTAATGCTGTTCTAGGACCTCTCTCGCGGTAATTAATTTTATCCTTAACCATATGTTTCAAACGCATGTAATACGTTGGTCCCATGAAAATTTCAGTTTGTATTTGTTCTCCCGTTTGTCCGTTATATAAAATATCATTTCCGCTCGAATGAAATCCATTTTCGGTCAATAAATTGCCAAATACTTTCGGCATATCACTTTTATTTACAAAGGCAGTACAATCCCCAAACCCCCCTTGCATACAACATGCCTTCCCCATCAATGATTCAATTAATTGTCCTATAGTCATTCGCGAAGGAATTGCGTGAGGGTTTATAATAATATCTGGCTTAATTCCATCCGCAGTAAACGGCATATCCACTTCAGGAATGATTAAGCCAATCGTACCTTTTTGACCACACCTACTGCAAAATTTATCACCAATTGCCGGAATACGCTCATTGCGTATACGCACTTTGGCAATTCTAAATCCTTGCTCGCCTTCAGTCATAAATGATTTATCGACATATCCTAATTGCCCTTTTTTAGGTAAAGATGAAGCATCTATAAATGTATCTTTATCTACCATATTTGTTGTAGCCTTCCCTATTAATATCGTCTTTTCATCTACTAGCATATTTTCTTTTATTAATCCATATTCATCTAATTGTGAATAATCACATCCAGCTTTCAGTCCTACCATATTTTTACTTTCTATATTTACAAAATGAGAATCAATGTTTGATTTACCTACATTCGAACTTTCTTCATGACTTTCATACACGCTATAATAAGTCGTTCTAAATAGCCCTCTTTTTAAAGAACCTTCATTAAATAAAATAGAATCTTCAACATTATATCCATTAAAAGCCATTATTGCAACTATCGTATTTTCACCGCAAGGATGCTCCTCGTTATTTATATATTTTAAATAACGGCTTTTTACTAAAGGCACTTGTCCATTATTTAATACAATTCCTGTCTTATCTACACGTACTGGATAATTCGAATGATAAAGCGAAATTGCTTGACGTGATTGTCCGCACGCAAATAAATCACGCGGCAATTGATTGTTTTCTGGAAATATAACTTGATTTCCCATGACACCTAACATTAATGATGGATGAATTTCTACATGAGTGTATCGTTTCGCGGCTCCCTTTGCTATATCATAATCCATTGCAATTAATGCTCCTTCGGTTTCTGATGTATCAATATAATCTAATATTGCCTGTGATGCCATTAAATCTTTTTTATCTGTCACATTATACAACTCGCTTACGTTCTCATATAAACGACTTGAATTTATTCTAAACATTGGATCCTTCTTTTTTGCAAATCCAGTTATTAGTTGCTCCCACGTAAAATCATTTTTACTTATCTTTTCCAGTATAGATTCATTCATATAACTAGGCTTACCTTCATTTACATAAAAAATAGGACGACATATACGCCCCGCATCAGTATAAATATATAAACCACTATGACTAATATCCCAGTAAACACTTGTAAATGTCGGTATAACTGCAACTCTTCTCAGAAGTTTTATATCTTTTTCCACTTTATGTGGCTCTGATACAACGCCAGCCCATTTACCATTTACAAATACTTTACATAACCTTGAAATAATTAACGGCGTGCACTCATTTAATAGCAACATATCACCATGCACACGTAACCATTTTATTAATCCTACGCCGCTATAACCTTTGGTTATTGACGCCATTATAGTTAAATTCTTGTGCAATCCTACATTACCACCATCTGGCGTATCAATCGGATCAATAATTCCCCATTGAGTCGTATGAGCCAACCGCGGACCAATAATTTTTGCACTAGCATCCAACGGCAAACTCATTTTACGCAATTGAGAAATAAAAGAATTAAAACTCAACCTATTCACATCTTGAACGACGCCAACACGTTTCGTATGCGATGTTGCTCCCCAATTGCCTTTGAATGCCTTTCTGAACCCATCTGCCACAATTCGTTCCCCAAAAAACTCCTTGTAATTTAATTCAATGAGAGATGGAAAATCACTTTTATACTTATTTATTTTCTGTTTTTCTCTCTCTTTGTCCTTATCGTTTTCCCCCCAATAATATTCCCTATCAAAACTTTGAAAAATATTCTTTAGCTGAACCGAATAATATTCCTTAAATAAATCATATAATAAAGAACCGGTTAATTCTATTCGTTTAAATCTAAAATTGTCTCGGTCTGTCGCCTTTGTTTCATTTGTTGAAACTTTCAATAACTCACTTACCATATATCCTATAAAATAAGCTTTCTCAATGAAATTCATTTCACCTATATGTGGAAGCAAATAATTTGCTAATATTTCTAGAGCATGTGGTATTGTTTTACCTTTTGTTAATGTCGCAATATATTTTAACGCCATTGTTTGATTGAATATTCTACCAGCATCATGAATCGTTGGTATAAATAAATCAACATAATGTGCCTTCATCTCTCTATCCAGCAAACAATAATCAATAATATCGCGGTCTGATTCTACTCCAAGCGCTCTCATCAAAATAAAAAGAGGCACAGGTTTACGTACATTCGGTACTATTACTACTATTTGATTATTTGTTAATGTAACACTTGGTGATACTATTTTTATTGATAATGTTCTTACCGGCTTTGAAGCATCTTCAGAGACTGACCTTATTTCCGCCGAATGACTATATTGTTCATTTCCTTTATCCCTAACATATAGCATATTATCTGCAAATTTCTCTTGACATACAATACATTTTTCTTTTCCGTCAATTATAAAATAACCGCCTTTATCATTACGACATTCGCCCATTCTAAAACGTACTTGTTTATCCAATCCATTCAAAATACAAAAATCAGATTGGATCATAATTGGAAAACGTCCTAAAAAAATTTTATCCAAAATGATTGAACTTTCGACTACTTGCTGCGTATCTGGGTTCTTGATTAAAAAATCAACTTCTACGTCATAATGTATCGTCATTCCATATGTCATATTTCGTAAACGAGCCTCATTAGGATACATAAAATGCTCACGATTTTCATCATAAATCATCGGTTTTCCATAATATAATTTATCGCCATTTTTTCCACCTAAGTACATATTACATCTCAACCCAAATTCTTTTGTAATTGGGTCTTGTGCTTTCATTAATCGAATCGGGTTCTTTTCTTTTAAAACGCGTTTTATCCCTTCATTAAAAAATGAATTGTATGATTCCAAATGATGAGCTACTAGATTATTTGGATTATCACTAAAATATTTATCTATAATAGACCAAGGAAAACGCTCTTCCATTTATATTATAACATTAGTATAATTTTTTTATACTAATATTTTAACTAATATATTCATTCTTAATTAATTCATTTTTAACTAATATATTCATTTTTAACTAATATTATACTACTCCTTGCGTAATCATCATGGCTCCAATTAAAACAAAAAACAATAGAAAAGGTAACAAAACCAAAAACCAAGAAAAATTCTTATATCCCGCCTTACATATCGAATCCAATACAAAAGTCCAAAACGCAATATACAAAAATTCCATTAAAAATATTAAAGATGTATTATTAACAGGGCATGTATACGAACCCATACAATAAGTGTTTGTATTTCCTTGATTCTGGAATATTAATAATATTAAAGTAATTGTCGATATCACTAAATAAACATATGCCGGAGAACATAATTTCTTTATTAATTTTAATGTCATTTATAATATATTTAGAAAATAATATCTTTTTATATTGCTCTTACGGTAGCATTCGCTGAATCATATATTTGCTTTAAATTTACAGGAGAAATCGTGGTAGTTTGATTTATATCTGTTACGTGCGGTTGTTGTGTTGGAAACACATGCGATGAATGAGGCGAAATTTCACCATTAAATGTATCAATCATATGTCCTATACCTGCTGGAAATGCTCGACCAATATTTACCATTTCATGGGGCAATATACTAGATATAAAACTACTTATTCCGCCGCCCGTTTGTCTTTTTCTACCTTTTTTTCTTTTACCACCTCCAAATTGCGAATTAGACTGAACCGGCGGGTCTACAACATTAAGATTAATAGGTAAATAATTTCCACCAGGTAATGATTCTCCTACATTGTATGGCGCACCCATGTTTGCTAATCCATTTGCGTTATTATTTATGGGTTGGGTATATCCTTTGGGGTATGCGGATGCGCCTGCGCCTGCAACATTTCCTCCTCGCATCATTAAATTTCTATTGAACCGCATTATTGGCGTTTTTTCTAGACTGCGTCTTGCATTTTTCCTTCTTCGAGTTCGTCTTATTCCTTTCTTTGATTTGTTGCGTCTTGTGCTTTTATTTGGTCTATTGCGTTTTATAGTTTTCTTTGTTCTTTTACTCCTTGTTCCTTTATACATTTATATATTTAATGTATACAAAATAAAAAACGCAAATAATAAAATACAATTGCAATATAGTTTATTCAATTTCAACATGCGTCAATAAATGACGCCGACAGCACATCTTTTTAATCATCAATGTGTCTAAAACTTCACCTTCAGCCGTTTTTTCAGTTTGATACTTTGTCAAATACACCACATCACTTACACCTGATGTTATCTTTTTCTTCCGCACTTCTCGTTCATATGCTCGGTAGTAGCTACTTATTTCTTTGCCGCATGTAAAACATTTAACCGGAATAAGCATTTTGTGTTAGTATATAACGTATATAAAATTACTTTATATATAAATCAATTTTATTCTTAATATAATATAATGAAAAATATTTTCATAATTACCATATTAATTATTATTACTCTTTTAGTTGGAATACTACTAATTCCAACCGACAATAATGTTACGATTTCAAATAAATCAGTTACGAGTCCATGTAGAACGAAATTAACCGACGAGGAATACTTAAAACATATGATACCACATCATGAAGTTGCAGTTCATATGAGCAAACAACTTAAAACACAGAACCCAATTATTTTGAAAATAGTGAGAAATATAATTAGAATTCAATTATATGAAATTGCAATGATGAGAGATTATATGATTACCGGTTCTGTTTACGATGACATGAGCGATGAGAATATTAGAATGAATACTAAATATTATCCAACCCAAGGAGATTTCGCAATCCCAAATACGCTTGAAATATCAGATACATTTTGCGACCCATCATTTTTCCATATAACTCATGAATTACATGATATGACCGATGAATCATATATGAAACATATGATTCCACATCATCAAGTTGCGGTTGATATGAGTAAAAAAATATTGGAAACAACCAAAAATGATTTTATTATTTATATGGCATATAGAATCATAAGAGCACAACAACCAGAAATTACCGAATTAACTAACTTATTAAGCTCGACTTATATGTATAAAAGTTCTATTCTATAATTGGATTTTTACATATCTATTTTTTGCCCTCCTCTGCTAACATCTGTAAAATATTAAATGCGGGAGCTTCTCCATATGATTTATTATTCTTTAAAATCATTTGTTTACCTTCATTATTATCATCAACTAAATCCATTATTCTTTTTTTGCAATTTGGCATTACATTCTTCCATAATGTATCGTAATTGAGATTAATACACGGGTCGTTGAGTTTTGATTCTACATCCGGCCAACTATTTGGATTTGACCCATAACATGTAACACGATTTGAAAGAAAATGATCCTTATTTTTTTGAAATATTTTTCGATATTCGGCAAGTGAAGTTTTTGATTCGCTTTTGTTGTTTTTGATGGTATCATATAAAAAATACTTTATAAGGTCACTATTTGGACATTTGGTTTCATCACGCCAAATTTTACGTGCGCACATAAATGGAATTTCGTCTTTGGAAAAAACAGCAGTTTCAGCCACGCCTAAACATGGATCCGGCCATGTTGATTCATCACGGCCATAACATTTAGTATAAGAATCTACATTTATCCCGTTCTTGATTTCTGCAAATTTGTTAATCATCGCCGATTTTGGTTCCAATTTATTATCCGCAACATAAACATCATTTATCATTGAATTATTAGTACATCCCACATCGTTATATAATTTTGTCAAACAACGTCCCGATAAATTAAAGGTTGATGGTTCAGTGTTATGACAAGCCACCGGCCAAGGGTTCGAACCTCCTTCTGGTCCATAACATTTATCGTAATTTTCTTCCAAAATCGCTTCTTTAAATTGTCTTTTAATTGAAAGCTTACTATAATCCTTTAACTCTGTTTCACGTTCATTCGTTATATAGTTATTAGGACACTTATTTTGGTTCCATAAACGTTCTAAACATTGTTTGGATACATTCGGGTCTATGTCCTTATAAGCACTACACGGATTTGCTGATTTGCTGTTACCTTTTCCGCAACTGCCATAACATTCATTTTTATGCGAATAATAGGCATAATCAATATCATTGTTTTCATTGTCAACTAAAAATGTTGGTCCGTTAGCATTTCCAGCGACACATGTTTTGCCGTTTAATAAAATACAACAATTACTCGTACTGCAATTTTCGTTAGTTAAACGAGCACAATTATTATTTAAATCAGATGGGTTTTTAGCATATGTTTCGCAAAAACCATCACTGAAATCGATTCCTTCAAAAAATGATTTATTCGTGCATTTATCTGACGTTGTATTTATAACTGAGCCAGATAAATCCATCTCATTCGTAAATACATTATTTCCTTCCCTAGCTTGATTTTCTTTATCCATTAAATCAGAAAATCCAGTAGTTGCGGCACTTAATGCGGATTCCAAGTTTTCCGTAGGTATATTTGCAGCCGACAATTGATCCATTCCAAATTTCGAAATATCTTTTCCCATTTCTTCTGCTTCTGCGGCTGTAAAATTTTCTTTTAAATATGTTTTATTCAATACTATTATCCCTAAAATTATTATCATTCCTATAACTAATGTAATCAATAAAGGAATAATTAATTTTTTTTTATATTTCATTTTTATACTATAGAAAGAATTTTATATAGAGTTTTTATGTACAAGTATTACGATACATAAGTATATTTTATGGCGATTTCTACTCATTATGTAAATCGATTTTTTCGCGTTCAATCTAAGCGACAAATGTTTGTATTATAGCGTATAGTTTCTTTTGTGTATTTTCTAAACTTATTTTCCTCGGCTTCAGTTATTGAAGTTCTTGGGCAACTTGATTCCGTAAGCATTTCTTCGACACAATCCTTTGTTACGTTTATATCATCATCTGTAAATCTATCGCATTTTTTAGTTGGTCCATAACATAATATACGACTAGCATCTTTATCTGAATGTTTATTAATATACTTAACTGCTTCTTCTAAATAATTTGTAATATAACGTCTTGACGAACGACTAAAATCTATTACCATATCATCATTTATAATTTCATCTGGATTTTTATTCGGACAACCCATATTATTGAACATTTGAATCATACATTCCTTCGATACTCCCGTACTATTATTTGCGTACTTTATGCATTGGCTCAATGAATTATTATCTCGATCACATTTTCCATAACATTCTCCTTTGTAGTTATAATATTCATAATCAATGTTTTTCCCTTCTTCTGTTAGAAACGTCGGTCCGTATAAATTTCCAGAGACACATTTACTATCATTCAATAAAATACAACAACTCGGTATTTTACAATTTATATTTGACAATTTCTTGCATTTTTCATTTATTTTAGTGTAATCGCCCTCATATTTAGTACATATGTCTTCTTTGTATTCACTTGTTAAGAACCCTTTTGAAGAACAAGAATCGTTGATTATTTTTGAGGTATCTGGGCGATACTTGATTTCCATGATATGGGTTGGTTTATCTCCAGCACCATATATATCTCTCCATTCAGGTATTTTCTTTTTCTTCTTTTTATCAATTACAATTGAACCAATAGCGTCAAAAGCGCTATCAATCCCATCGCCAAGATAATCCAGTGAACCTTCTATTATATCTGTTACTTCAACCGCATCTTTTTCCAACCCCAATGTTATTTCATGTATTTCTATATTCATTTCATCTACAAATGTTTTATTTTCTTTCTTTTTTAATTGTGCCAATTCTAATCTTTTAGTTTGTGAACCTTCCTTATTAGTATAACCTTCTTTAAAAATCATTGTGCTACAAAACCAAATGCCTAAAATAACCGCGAATATAATGCTTATTACAATATACTTTTTTTTTGTTTTGTCTGAACTCATAATTTAACTTATAATATGAAGAGAATTAATATTGATTTTTTTTTCATAAAGAGGATAAAATATAGCCTTCATTCGTTTTCACAATCTTGTGTTGTGTTTTTGTTTTGTGAATTTTCTTATGACACGCCTCACATATATTTAATAAATTAGCAACATGATTTTTATGGAAATTTAAACTATTGATTTCATCTACTATATATTCATTATTTGCCTTTGCGTTCTTTTGGTGATGAAGATGATGAACTTCGCTAGCTTTATTTTTAATACATAGTTCGCAATTTCCAACTAATTTTTTTGAATTGAAATGTGTCGGTGAGAGAGAAAGAATATTTTGTTTATCTTTGTTGTATTTCATACGAATATCATGCGCTCGTTTCAAAAAAGCATCTGGTAAGTTTAATGATTTACATACTTCTAGACCATACATACTTTCACCTGGTCCTTCGCGCAATTTACGATCATACACCAACACATTTTTTTCCTTATTATAATGCACTGCCATATGCATCATCTCCATCTTGGTTAAAGCGTTAATTTCATCGTATTTATTAATTTCATGAAAATGTGTTGCAAATAAAAAAGTGCTCTCTTTTTCATGTAATATTTCTAATCCTGTTGTAAAAATACTAAGCGCCGAATCGCTTTCTGTCCCTGAACAGAGTTCATCCCCTAAAATCAAACTATGTTTATTTGCCATAGTGAGAATTGTGCGCAATTCTGTCATTTCAACTGCAAATGTCGAAAGTCCTTTAAATATATTATCATTCCCCAATATACGTGTGAAAATATTCAGGTAGGGTTTATAAATTAAACTACTACAAGGAACATATAATCCCGCCTGTGCCATTATAATCATAATTCCGATTGACTTTATAAAACTACTCTTTCCGACAGCATTCGTCCCATAAAGTAAAATACCATTCATTTCATCTCTACCCAGATTTAAATCATTTGTCACATATAATTCATTTGTCTGTAAATGTTCAATCAGCGGGTGTCTTATCCCTTTAAATGAAAAAAATGATTTATCGCATTCATTTTCGTAATCAATTTGTGGTTTACAATAATTATATTTGTTCGCAATATAACATTTACATTGTAGCATATCCATTTCTATCACATATTTGGTAATATCTTGTAATTCCTTCTCAAATTTTGAAAACTCATTAATGTATTTTGAAAAAAATAGCTGTGTTTCACGAATTAGTTTTTCCTTAATGTCATCATTATCGCTTGATATCATACGTATTTGATTGCTTGTAATTATCATATCGGTTTTATTATTGCCGTGTTTAATATAGTCCAGAGCACTAAGGTCAAGCTCAAATGTTTCATTCTTTTTACTATAATTTGACGTATAATCTATTGTATGACCTTTCTTTGTATTCAATGCCTTTTTTAATAATACCATTCTTCGAGTTGTTACAATAAGAACTGCATTACTTTTCGCGGTTTCGTGTAGTTTTACATATTGCGTTTTCTTTGACGATGCCGCCGTTTTTTCTAATGAGTGTATTTGTTGAGATAAATAACTACAAATCGCATTCAGTTTATCGCGCCCGTCCATATTCATTTTACACAAGGTATCAATCGTTGGATTGACATCTTTGTTGAAAATAAGAGAGATTTCGTTTAAATCCGATGTATCGCGGCAAATATCCAACGCAAATACACGATGTAAATCTTCATTTATTTCTTTACATTTTTTACTTATGTCTTCATTTGCCAAGTAGGACATCAACACATCATCATCTTTTGTATTTGTGTATAAATTCTCAAGCCGAGTTAAATCATCCGATAAGATTGTTATATTTTTTGGCATTATATTTCGCGTCACCATCTTACGTGCAAGTTTTTCTAAATCTGATATATTACTCAATTGGGTTCGTATCATTTGCCAATATTCATCGCCTTTTAGTGTTAATAAATGGTCGGTAATATCGTATGAGGATTGTAACATTACATTATTTGTTAATGGATAATGTAGGTTATACAAAAATTGACGCTTTCCCATAGTTGTAGTGCAATTGTTCAAAAAACTACTAACTGATCGTAGCTTTCCAGTATAACGGGAATCATCTATAATATTCAATTGATGTAACGTATGATTTGATAATATAAGCCGTTCTTTATAATTCTCAAAGACAGGATCTGCTAACTTTTTTACCAAGTCTGGGCTATGCTGATAAACAAAATCCAGAAGAAAACAAAATGATTGCAACGCAATATAATGAGTTGGAAACATATCATGAAATGAAGAGAGATGCGGGAAAAACTTTTTAAGAATTTCAATCTGAAATATTTGCTTTTCGGCCTTCTTTGCAAATAAAACCATCTTGTTTTTACTTGTATCTATTGCCATAGTGTTCACCTTATGGATCTTTGCGTTTTCCAAACCCACAAAACTTATAATTTCATCCACTAATCCTTCCGGCAAATTTGACAAAAACAAACATTCGCTTGGACGATATGCCGAAATATACCGCTCTAACTCGTCATACGTTGCCGGGCTATGTGTATAATTTTCCGAGAACTGAAACATTGATGTTTTTCCTGTGTAAATATCAATGTTTCCTATACCTATTGTTACCTGTTCTTGCTTGATTCTCGACGCATTCGTTTTATGAAGCCAAATACACATCATATTATTTGATAGGTTTGATGTCTCACTTGGGAAAAATGTGCCTGGAGAGATTATTTCGGATAAACTTCGCGTCGTATTTTTTCCATTTGTATCTTGCCTATAAAATACAAGCGTATAACCATTTTCTTGTAATCGCTGAATACATTTATCAACATACGCCGTTCCTACACCCGCCATTACTACCTGACAAGTATCAACCATTGCATTTTTTTTAGCAATCACCATATCATTTATTTTTGAAAAATCTTCAATACTACTGCCTTTATAAGTTCCATCTGGGTTTATAAGCGCATATACTTCAAAAAAACTTCCCACTTCCATCAAAATAATCGTTTGTTCTCCATATTCCTCTTTGTATTTTTTAGTCAACTCCAAGTATTCATTAATAATTGACATTTTATATATGTAATATATCATTATTTATCTTTATATTATTTATATTATATATAAAATTGAATTAAATATAATCATACTAGTATATATTAAACTATCATCATGCATTTCTGTTCCGAATGCCACAATATGTATTATCTTAAAATCAAAGAAGAAGGTGAAGACGTTGATGAATCTAATATTCTTATTTATTATTGCCGAAATTGTGGGCATGAAGATGCCACTCTTAGTGCCGAAAGCATTTGTGTTTCAGATACACAATTTCGTCGAAGCGAACAAAATTTTACACATTTTGTAAATGAATATACCAAACATGACCCGACTTTACCTCGCATTAATACGATTAAATGTCCAAACCATGAATGTATTAGCAATACATCTTCCATGGCCGGCGGATCCAAAACAGACAATCCTGATAAGGAAATTAACAATAGAGAAGTTATTTATATTCGGTACGATGATGTTAATATGAAATATGTCTATTTATGCGTTCATTGTGATACCACTTGGAAAACAGATAATCATCGATAATAACTGATATATATATATAAAATTGAAATATACTTAAATTTTTTTTATATATACATAATACAAACGAACATGAGTAATATACAAGGAAAGAAAAAATTTATTATAAAAAAACCTATAAAAAATGACGCCATTGAACAAAATATCGTAATAGAAAATGATGACGAAATAAACGATATATCTGAAGAGGAAGAAGACGACGACGACGATGAAGAAGAAGTAGCAGAAGAGGACGACGATGACGAGGAAAAAGAAGAGGACGAAGAAGAAGAAGACGAAGAAGAAGACGACGACGACGAGGAAAAAGAAGAGGACGGCGAGGATGAAAAAGAAGAGGGCGACGACGAACCTAATCAAAAAACCAAAAAGTCTTCACAAAATAAATCCAAGCGTTCTACCGCTCTTGTTACTGGAGTTGAAATGTTAAAAACGTCAACAACGGCTCCTCACTCAAGCAATATTGATATTGACGACGATGATGAAGACGACTCCGCTGACATCGATAATGAAAATTATTTACAAAAATTTAATAATGAAATTCGAGATAATTTTATCATAAATCATCACCCAGAAGCCAAAACACATAATTATGAAGAAGTTAAAGCTTTATCGCGCGTTGTCAGAGATAATCGAGGCATTATTATTGACCCTATGCACAGAACTATTCCTATTATGTCAAAATATGAAATGACGCGTATTATTGGACAACGAGCTAAACAACTTGATTCTGGAGCTAAATCTTTTGTTAAAGTTCCTTTAAATGTTATTGATGGATATACAATTGCTATGATTGAACTTGAACAAAAAAAAATACCATTTATTATTAAACGCCCTATTCCAAATGGCGGCGTAGAATATTGGAACATCAATGACTTGGAATTGCTAATTTAGATTATAAAAACAATTTTATATTATTATACCACTTTAATGTGTCTTCGCCTTCTGTTATAAATTTTAATATATCTTCTCCTGTAATATCCATTTTTTTTATCGTTGATAAAATATCTAATTCTGTTACGATATAATTATATATTATATCATATATCAACTCATATTCTTTTTCTTTTATCAATCCTGATAAAAATGTTTTATACGTTAATGGTAATTTATTCAACTGCCAAACTAAATATTTATCTTCTTTATCTTCTTTATCTTCTTCTCCATTTTGCTGAAGCACTTGCAAATTACGTGCTTCGCGCAATAACCCTATATTTACATTTTTAAATTTAGTTGTAATATTATTTATCATCTGTTCCTTTTGCCATTCTATCATTTCATGCATATCAATTGGGTATTTTTCTCTTTCTATTTCTTCTTTTTTTTCCATTCCAATAATATGATAATAATTAAACATTTTTATAATCGGACGTTCATTCTCTTTTTTTTCTATGCGAAATGGAAAATAAGTCTTTAAATCTGTCAAGTCAAATGAACACCCATGGTCTTCTCGCATATTCATTCCATATACAATTTGATCCGTTTTATTCAGAAAATTTTTATCATAGTCAAAATATTCGGCCAATGGCGCTACCGACTTTCCCGTAAATAGTTCAAACAACATACTTCCGTTTTTTTCTATTATGAAACTATTCAAATCCCGCATCATTTCTATTGAATTTGTTATTTCATTATTATTCTCATATATCTCGATATCTGTATGAGCATATTCTCGGTAAATAAACGCATTCAGTGTTTTATCATCGCTACTATAATGAGACGGAACTTCATCTCCATTGTTTTTAGGCTTCAAATTGTAATCAACTGATACTCTCGGCGGATTTTCTTGGAAAGGATCGATTAATACCAAAAATACATGTAAATTCGGTATCTTATTATATAAATCTTGTACGAATGGCGGATATTGATGATAATTTTTTTGTTCTAATTTAATATTATCATTACATAAATTACACGCAACACCTAGACCTACATAAACAAATAATGGATGATTTATATCAACTAATGTTATTTCGTTCTTCAAATCAGTAAAATTCATTTACTTGTATTGTATTTATACGTTTATATTATTTTACATGACTATATTTAATGTTTTCTTGTTCGTTTTACACGCAATTTCCCCTTGCGAATAGCTTTGGATTTAGTTTTCCTCTTACCGCGACGGACACTACCTCCAGCCTGCTCCAGCTCTTGCATTGGCTCTGGCCTTGGCATTCGCTCCAGCTCTTGCATTGGCATTCGCTCTTGCTCTTGTCCTTGCTCTGGCCTTTGCTTCATTGTATTTTGCTTTCTTGGTCTCTCAGACTGAAATGAATTCTTATAACATTTGTTGTATATAACAATCTTACTTTTCAAATCTATCAATAGCTGAATCGCACCTTTCATCTCTGGTGACAATTCACGATAATCCTCATTATTTTCACTATTATACTTCGTAAAGAAATTTTTGTCTATTTTGGTCGGTTTCATTTCAAGAATAGCTTCCGGCGTTTTCCCTTTAAATGATTTTGGTTTATAATTAAAACTAAAAAAATCCATTATATAATATATATTATATATTATATATTTCCATAAATATAACACTTAACATCTAAACGCATACGCAAATACCGCTACTCCAATTATCCCTAAAACCAACCCTCCATGATAATAAAACTGCATTGACCTATACATCTCTACCCACTCTTTTGATTGTTTTTGACTTTCTATATGGTTCAACATCCAGTCTGTCTTTGGCGCCAATTTGTAGTAAAAGTAATTCGTTAGAAAACTCGTCGCTATCACCATACATACCATATTCGAACTTCGAATTCCTTTAGTATTGTAGTAATAAAATATTATTAAGAGAGATAATACAAATCCTAAAACATAACCTTGAATACTTATATTTAATCGTTCTTTTGATATTTTATTATAAATCTCTCTTTGTTCCGGATTTAGGGTCGCTCTATACCTCTCAGTTACCCCATTCTTATTCGTGGCATTATAGAAAAATATCATCCCTATAATAAATATTGTTGATATTGAACACGAAATTGAACATACCATTTATTTTATACAGATATTTTATTAAACATTCGTTTATCTTATTCACTATATTATATTACACATTATAATACAATGTATCACTTCTTTATTAAAAAGGGCGTTTCTTATAAGGAATTCTTTATGCACGATTATATTTATACCTTGAGCCTATCTTCCGACGGCGTTCTACATATTCCGAGAATTATTAATTACGACGCTAATCGCAAAGAAATGACAATCGAAAAAATTAATCATATTAATCTCTACGATTATTATGGTACGAATGAGTCCAATATCAAACCGGCACTTTTTACTCAAATACATTCCGCTATTAACTATCTCTATAATTGTCACATCATATATCCTGCTATTATCCCATCTAATTTTATCGAATGCGGAGGCAAATTGTGGATTACTGATTTTGAACATTGTGATTTTTTATCCAATGAAAAAAACGCATTTGTAGAAAAATTTATTACTGACCTTCATTATAATAAATGGAACCCTCTGTTTACATTAATTTAATCTTTTTTTAAGTGTTTTTTTTAAAATATTAATAAGTAAAATTCATAAAATTCATAAAAACAGAAAATCAGAAAATCAGAAAAAAGGGGTTTTGAGGCTGGCGTCGAGTTTTGGGTTTTGGACATTTATAAATGTCCATTTCGTGAAAGTGCCTCCTTCCTTTTTTCAAAAAAAAGTGAAAAAGTGACTTGTGACCATAATGCTCTCATTTCAGTTTTTGAATGAAAACATTTGTTATGATAAGAAAATTTAATGTATTTTTGAAAACTATTTAGGCGTTTTTTAATATTTCCATATATATATAATGGAAAACGCCGAAAACGCCAAAAAAAATAGTTGCGAATTTTGTGACTTTACTTGTAGCAAACAAAGTGACTGGAGCCGTCACATCGTGACACGGAAACACCATTTGGCAATAAATGGAAACATAATGGAAATGAAAAAAAACGCACATAGTAACCAATGCGATATTTGTAGTAAATACTACAAAACCAACTCTGGATTATGGAAACATAAAAAGCATTGTTTTGACAAAGTAGAGGAAGAAGAATTAACAAAGGATCATAAAATTGATATTCTCATAAAGGAAAACACGGATTTTAAAAACATTATCTTGGATTTAATGAAAAATAATGGCGATATACAAAAACAAATGTTTGATGTTTGTAAAAATGGTATCAATACTATCAATAATAACAATAGCAATAATAATAACAAAACGTTCAATATGCAAGTGTTTTTAAATGAAAAATGCAAGGATGCCATGAATATTATGGATTTTGTTAACTCGATGACTCTCCAACTCTCTGATTTGGAAGATGTGGGCGAACTCGGTTATGTAGAAGGCATTAGTAAAATTATGATTAAAAAACTTAATGAAATGGATGTATATAAACGCCCAATTCATTGTAGTGACTACAAGAGAGAAGTAATGTATGTGCGGGATGATGATATATGGGAAAAAGAGAACAGCACATTTGATAAGATCCGGAAGGCAATAAAATACATAACAAAAAAAAATGGTGATTTGATGATTCCTTGGCGCGATAAACATCCGTTGTGTATGAATACGACGCATAGACTGAATGATGTTTATTTACGTATTATGAACCAATCGATGGGCGGCAAAGGCGAGTTTGCGGATAGCGAGAATAAAATAATCAAGAAATTATCCAAGGCTGTTTACATTGATAAAAATGAGTATTAAATTTTTAAAATTGAAAATATATATCAAAATAATATTTAAATATATATTATACCATATGGAGAAAATTAACGTTAAAACAATTCAAAACCTAGTCTACATTGGACGTGTTATTCAAAACCTTTCAGGTTCTAAGAACAAATGGAAGGTTGAGTATCTATGTGATAAAATTACACAGAAGAAAGAGAATGGGCGGGTCTATTTAATTGTAGTGAATGACGAAATATACAAGATCGGTTCATCTGCCGCAAAAGGGGGCATTAAATCTACATTTGGGTTTTACGAAGGAGGGCTTGGTGGTTCACCCTCGATTCGAACCTTTGGTATTCATATGCTAATTCATAATGAATTTTACCAAGGACATGTAATTGATATTTATTGTTTCTTCAATGACCCAATTAAAGTCATGGTTCAAGGATTAACGCAGACGATCGAGCAAATCACGTTTCCCGATGTTCGTTCGATGGAAGATATGTGCCGCGAAGACTATAAAAAAATATATGGCAAGTTTCCAGTGTGGAATTTTCAAGAAAACAAAGGGAAAGAATGGCCGGACTGGGTTAAAGAAGCGTTTAAGGCGCAAGTGAATAATCGCGGCGGAAAAAAAAAGGCACAGGCAGAGGCAGAGACGCTGGCACCGGCGCCGGCGGAACTTCACGAATTAACTATTGCGGCCAACTAATAATAAAAATTTCATGTGATTCTTTGATATTATCTTTTTTATCGCCTTCTTTCCTATTTTTACCAATACGCGTCTCTCCTTGCCCATACGTATACTGCCATTCTGGGTATTCAAAATGAGAGTCTTTATACCATTCTCTAATGGTTGAGCAGTTATTATAGGTTATTAAAAACCCACCTTTGTGGTTTTTCAGTAATTCGCACATTTGTTTATGATTAAACTGATTATGATGAATCGCAAAATTACAATTTGGGTACATCCCTTTAAACATTTTACTATCACCCTCAAGGTAATAAGGCGGGTCAAGGAAAATAAAATCATTTGGGTGATTTGTTATGACATGTTCAAAATCGCTACATTCCACACTTATATTTTTCAGATTTAATGATTCCAGTTTTTTGAGGCGCCTTGCAAATTTTTCAGGGTTGATTTCATTTGAACTCGGCCAACCAAGAAACATAGGACCATATGAAAGGGTCATATTGTAATAATAATAAACAGCTTGTAAAAGAGCGCTTTCATCCAATAAAGTTAAATGAGCTTGTTCTAATTCAACCTTTTTTTTTGTTTTGTAATGCAAATCGGAAGGCTTAATTTTATCCCAATAATTCAATAAAACATGTCGGTTATATGTGAATTCATCAGTGGTAATTTTGAATTTTTTTAATTCTTTAATGAAATTATCTTTATCGTGGATTAATACATTCCAAAAATTCGTTAACATTCCAAAAATATCATATCCGACGATTTCAATTCCTAATTCCTGTGAAGCACATAATTCAAAAGAACCGCCTCCGAAAAAAGGCGATATGATTTTCTTTTCTTTTAGTTTCGGGAGATTTTCAATAATTAACCCAATTGCTTTTGATTTGCCGCCGGCATACCTTAGTGGCGAAAGGCAAACGCGTTTATATTTATTGTCATCCTTGGTTTTAATAGTAGAAATATAGGCTGATACATAAGGTTCGGTTTTTTCATACAATTGCGCATGTGGCTTTGCGTGAGCATCAGGGACTGCCATAGTAATATTATAGTATTACTTGGTGAGAATTTAAATTCAATTTTATGTTTTTATAAATTCATTCACATTTTTTACAACTTTAAAAATTACTAAATATTATAGTTTTAACTAATTTTAGGTAATTATTTTATAAAAAATTGATTTAAATTTTAATCTTTAATTGTGTATTATAACTAAATATGAGTAAATATAATTGTGAAAAGTGTGGTAAAGAGTTTAACCAAAAAATTCATTATAAAACTCATATAAATAAAGAAAATCCTTGTATAGTTGAGAGTAAAATTAAAGAAATGATAGACTCTGATGTAATTGAAATTAAAAAATTAAAACCAATTGAGTTTGAAATAATTGATGAAATTGATATTATTTATGAAAATAAACTTGTTAAGGATATTAACCATAAAAAAATAACTATTCCTAAACCTATTTTGAAGTGGGTGGGTGGAAAAACACAAATTTTAGATAAATTGATTACTGAATTTCCAACAAACATAAATAATTATCGTGAAGTATTTTTAGGAGGAGGTAGTGTGTTATTTACCTTATTAGCATATGTTAGAAATGGTATTATAAAAATACACGGAAATATATACGCTTACGATTTAAACGTACCTTTGATTTATATATATAAAAATATTCAATCAAATCATAATGACTTGTATTATCAAATACAACAATTAATAACTGAATTTAAATCTTGTGGAGATGGAATAATAAATAGAACGCCAAAAAATATTGATGAAGCAAAGGAAGCAAAAGAAAATTACTTCTATTGGATTAGAAGCGAATATAATAAATTAAGTTTTACTAGTAAAAATACTATAATAGGTTCTGCGATGTTTATATTCTTAAATAAAACTTGTTTTAGAGGTGTTTTTAGAGTTGGACCAAAAGGATTTAATGTTCCTTACGGACATTATAATAATCCTGAAATTATTAACAAAGAACATTTAGACGAAATACAAGAACTAATAAAAAATGTCATATTTGAATATTGTGATTTCAATACATCATTAAATAATGTTGAACCAAATGATTATGTATATCTTGACCCTCCATACGCACCTGAAACAGATACTTCCTTTGTAGGATATACCGAAAATGGATTTAATATTGACAATCATAATAACTTATTTAATTTAATACATAAATTGACCGAAACAAATAAAAAAATAATGTTAAGTAATGCTGATGTAAGCTTAGTTCGTGATAATTTTACAGATGAAAAATATAACATATCATCTATTTTATGTAAAAGGTCAATTAACTCTAAAAATCCAAAAGCAAAAGCAAAGGAAGTTATTATAAAGAATTATTAAACCAATTGTCAAATGTTTCAAAATAATTTTCATCATCGCCAAATAACACAACAATATTATTTTC